TCATCTTCATCTCGAGAATCCCAGGTCAACACTTGAAAGATCACCATCTTATTTCGTTATAGATCTAAATTTTTAATATCATATATTAATAAATGTCTGCTGCGTTGGTCGATCTTGTATCCAAGGGTGCCCAAGATGTGTACATCACAGGGGACCCCGAAGTTTCATTTTTCCGTCAAAATTTCCGACGCCATACAAATTTTGCGATCAAGCCCGAACGTGTCGATTACATCGGTCAGTTCAATGCTGGTGCCGAAGTCACCATCCCTATCAAGTCCAAGGGTGATCTCTTGAGCTATGTCTGGATCGAGGCTCCAGACATTCAAACTGCATTAGGCAACACTGGTCTTTTTGCAACTGGTGAATCTGCTACCGAGTTTACCCTTCTCATAGGTGGTCAGCAGGTCTGCAAACTCGATTCTTTATTTATCCAGGGTGTTCACAACGTTTTATATAACGATACATCGGCTAAGGCTTCATGTGCCGTGACCACTGCGGTAGCATCCGAAAATGCTAAATCAGCGAGGAATGGAACTATTGGTTCTGATTATTTCGTTATCCCTTTCTTTTTCAGTGAAGATTGGACTAAGGCTTTGCCTTTGGTGGCTATGCAATATCACGAGGTAGAAATACGAATTAAGTGTAGGTCCGGTTTAACCGGTTTTGGTGCGACACCCAAGGTATACGCCAATTACGTCTACCTCGATACAGAGGAGCGTAATAGGCTGCTTAACACCGAACAGGAAATTCTTATAACTCAGACGCAACACCAAATCATGGATACCAGTAGTTCCGGTACCGTCGATGTTGATCTCACATATTTCAACCACCCTTCTAAGGCTATCCACCTCATATCATCAGCTAACGATGGTGGAGCTTGGGATGATGAAGTCAATTTCGATTCCGCCACACTCTACATTAACGGACAACCCCTTTTCGAAGACCTGTCCGATACGTACCATCATAACGTCGTACCCGAAATGCACTGCACCGTCTTACCTTCCGGTGTTGTTAACAGTGTTCCTCTTTTCACATGGCCTTTCTGTATCAAACTAAACGGCTCCCAGCCTAGTGGTAGCTTAAACTTTTCTAGGGTTGATAATTCGAAACTCGTATTAAAGAACCTCACCGTTGCCGGATCTCCGAGCATGCTACGTGTGTATACGGTAAACTACAACATTCTCAGGGTGAAGAATGGTCTAGCAGGTGTTGCATTTGGTAATTAATTAATTATATATTTATCCAGAAGAACCAAATCCACGGGTTCCTCTCTGTGTATCCTTTATTTCTTCAACTTCATCGATCAAAGGTGTTTCACACTTCTCTAAAATGAGCTGTGCAATACGATCACCCTTTTTAATTTCGAACTTTTCACTTCCATGATTAAAAAGGATAACCTTCAATTCACCAGTGTAATCGGGGTCAATAACACCCGCACCAGTTTGTACACCATGCTTTACAGCGAGGCCGGAACGGGGCGCGATACGCCCGTATACACCCATAGGAATAGTCGCTGCGATTCCGGTGCATACTATACCACGTTGGTACGGAAGAATGTGCATATCTTCGATGCTATACAGATCATACCCAACAGATCCAGGAGATGCGCGCGTAGGAATTAGCGCGTGCTCAGAAAGCTTTTTAATGAGTAGCTTCATATATCTATTGTATGACGTATTTCTTTATGTTTGTAAAGATTCGATGATCTTTTTCGTCTTATCGTACAAACGTTCGTTATACCTTTTCGTAAATCCCTTTTTAAGAAATCCCTGCTCGACGACCGAAGTTTTACGCGATTCGAGACTCTCGAGTCGGTCTTTTAGAAAACATAAAAACTTAAATGGTTCATTATTCGACTTGTATCGAACTTTATCGGTATTCATAGCTTTCGTAGCTGCTTTATTACGTGATTCTGAATACATCTGTTCACGACCTTCGTATGACATGCGGGTAGTGGATTCTTCTTTCTTTTCAACCATCTTTATTTATATGACATGACATCTTTATACACTATTATGGAAAGAATTTGCGATCCTTCTAGCTTCTTGATCCACATATTCATTATCTGGGTCTCCGTTATGCGCTTTAACCCAAATCCAATCTATATTATCGAATAATTTTGATACTGAATCCATCTGTATCCAAAGTTCTTTATTCTTAACATCGGATCCGGAAGATGTTTTCCAATTATTTAATTTCCATTTATGGATCCAACTTTTGATACCATTACGAACGTAAAAGCTATCCGTGTACACAGCGATATTACGAATTCCACATTTATAACATTTACGCAAACCTTCTATTACGGCTGTCATTTCCATTATATTATTAGTAGTTTTAGGTGATCCACCAGTAATTTCAAAAAATCCCAGACACTTAGCAGCCCACCCACCCCTTCCCGGATTACCGATACAACTACCATCCGTATACAATCTATTATTCATTTTATTAAATATAGAATGTTTTCTTTAAGATTCGTCGTATAGTATCGACATATCAGCTTTAACATCGAGCATATCTTCCACGTCAGCTTCAATCATGGAATCTTGTGTGGGATATGCAACACATAATAAAGCAAACCCATCACTAATCTGTGCATCATTCAAAAACGATTGTTCCGATTGATCTATCCCACCCCATACGAGTTTCGCTGTACACGCCGAACACATACCCGTGCGACACGAATACGGAAGTTCTATGTTATTATTTTCCGCCGCATCCAATATGTATGTAGATTTATCACACTCGAAAGAGTGTTGCCCCATAGGTGTACGAAGTGTAATTTTAAAATTTGTGCGAACCTTAGGAACACGGGGATGACCCGAAGGATTCGCGACGGCGTATACCGAAGCCATTATTATAGTATCCTGTTAATTTTTTCTTCAATTTTAAAAAGTACGATTTAATACTTTTTAAAGTTGAATTATTAATTAATTTTAATAGCAAATACAAATTTGATTTGTATGCTTAGTTAGAGAAGGCAAGACCACCCATACCCGATTGGATGCGGAGGACATTGTAGTTGACCGCGAACATGTTGAGGGTGGCTGGGACGGTGGCCGATCCCGCGGCAACGGTGTTAATAGCAACCTGGGCATTGTCAATGCGGGAGAAGTTGCACGTGCCGGTAGGCTGATGCTCCTCGGGCTTAAGCGCGAAGGAGTAAGAGTACACACCGGGCATGGGGGAACCGGAGTGGTGGTTGAAGGGTTGGACGGAGTTGAAATACTTGGAACCCTGCTCCTTGAACCTGTCCTGGCCGTTGAGAACGAGCTTCATGTCAGTCATGTTAGAGCAAGCATCATCGTCCCAGACGGCGGAGGTCGCGGAGGTGACAAGCCTGGGCGCGTTGCCAAGGTCGTGGGGGAGCTGAGCTCCCGCGGGGGCGCCGACGAGGGAAGTACCCATCTGGGGGTCGTTCGCGGCGGTGCCAGACTTAGTGGTGAAGTTCCACAGGTTGTTGTCGGTCTTGTTAGCGGCGGAGATGCACCACACGAGCTCCTTGACGGGGTGGTTGAAGGAGAGGCGCTTCTGGTTCGAACCGCCAGAAAGGGTATCGGTTCCAGTGTGCTGAACCTGCTCAATTAGGTATTCGTGGCCCTTCTGGGCAAATCGCCTACGCTCCTCAGTGTCGAGGTAGATGTAATTGGCGTATACCTTGAAAGAGGAAGCGGTGACGTATGTAGTCAGCTCAGCAGTTAAATCGAAATCGAGACGGACTTCATGGTACTGCAGGGCAATTAGTGGGAGAGCGAGTCCAGGATTGCGGTTAAAGAAGAAAATAAGAGGAAGGTATACCTTCTTACCAGAAACGCCGGTAGTCATCTTACCGTAGTTAACCTTCTTGGAGGCATCGAGGTAGAGCTCGGAGTAAAGCCTCCACCAGGTCTGGTAGTGTTTGTCAATTCTTTGCCCGCCAATTGATAATTCAACGTCCTTGATCGCACGCTCGGCGAGCCACTCGTTGGAGGCGGCGGAATCGTCGGAAAGAGCGGTGCTTTCCGCAGACTCCATCTCTACGTACATGTCCGCGACGAGATCACCGTTACGAGCGACGGTGACAGAGACGCGACCGGAGTTAGCGGCAGTACCGTTGACGGTCTGCTCGATGTTCTCCATAGCGAAGTTAGTGTGGCGACGGTAAACCGCCTGAAAGAAAGTAACCTTGGGGTTACCAGTGAGATAGACATCCTGTGCTCCATAGGCGACCAATTGCATTAAACCGCCAGCCATTTTGTTGTTGTTGTACTATACACCAAGAAAATAATTTCGGGTAAAGTGCGAAAAAATCGTACTGATTTTTCCTGAGCATAAATAAATGTCCGATACCGAAACACCAGCTCAGATGGAAATCGATGAAGAGGAAATCACCGATGAAGAAATCACCGATGAAGAAATCGCCGATGAAGAGGAAGAAGTCGATATGAATGAATATGAAGATGAAGATGAAGATGAAGATGATATTGAGCAATACATGACCATGGAAACTTTATTGGGTTCCACACTCATGACGGAAGATGGTGATACTATATGTAGCGCCCTGGTAAACATGGGTCGACAACTCGAAATCCAAAATAAAATTTTAGTCAAAC